GTATAATCCTGTGTAGATGTTTCGGCTACTGCTTCAGTTTCTACTTTTGTTTCTTGCACTTCTTGTACTTGTTCTTCGGACATTCTGCCCCCTTTATTTTATTATCGTTGTTTTAGATACATATTTTTTAATGTTTTCTGCATAAAGTTCTTCTAAATCTTTTAAAATTTGTGCTTTGCTTTCATTTGATAAGTCATAGATATCATATCCTCTTTTCTGATTGCCTAACACTATCTCACCTCTATCATAAGTAATGATTGCAGTGTTTTTTTTGCTTGATGGCTTCATACTTCGTAGGGTTCTACCAGTCAATTTCATATTCACAAATGATGTAGTTGTATCTATGGATTGTTTACCAAATGCTTTTAATTTTTTGCCTGTTCTCTTTCCAACCATTCCTCTTGACTTATACTCTTTGTATACTTTGCTTTTATACTGCAAACCACTTTGTCCATTCTGAAACACTCCTTGAAAAGCATCAAGAGTAATCTCGTCAATAGCAAGTTGTGCTAAGGTCTTCATAAATTTATTTGTCACTTTGGGAATATCTTTTAGTTTCATCTTGCTCTTACCCAATCGTGTCTGCAATTATATCCACCTCTATTTCCAAAATCTACATACCCCAAACCATCTATTTCTTCTCGTGTTAGGGGTGGTTCTTGCAATGCTCGTTGACACACATCTCTTGTTTTATTATCGTTTACACCGATATATTGAAATTTCATTTGAGGAAATGGCTCAAATGCTTTGGCTCTTGATGTGTTAGAGAATCTTGCGAAAGCATCATTAATCAAGAATGAAGTTTCACTACTACTAATATAAGTGCCTACACCAAACCCCCTTGCAAGTCCTGACATAATTTGTTTGTTAGTTTGTCCAGTAACAATTCCCCTTAACATTGCATTCTTTAATTGGTCTGCATACTGTCTTGCTTGTCCTGTAAGATAGGTCATCTCAAAATCTCTTAATTGTTGTAAGGTTTCAATACTTGCTGCAGACACTTTTCCCAATTCTCTTTTAGATAATTCACTAAATATTGATGCTATTTGATTGTCATAAGCATCACTTACTCGTTGAAGTAATCTACTATAACCCAACCTGTCCATTTCTTGAAAGAAATCTATTTGTTTAGCCAACTGCATTAATTCGGTATCAGATACTTTAGTAAGTCCTACTACAAGATTATCTAACTTATCAATAAGTTGTCGTTGGATATTCTCTATCTCTCTTTTAAAAAAATCTAAATTAGCCAACTTGCTTTCCTATTCTATCAATAATGGATTGTGTTTCACTTGCTTGTGGTTGTTCTTGATCTATTTGTTCTACAATCCCTTGTATTTCATCTTCTTGTAAGTCAGGATTGTGTTTTCGTAGATAAGATTGTCTTGTTTCTAAATTGTTTTTAAATGCCCAATCATAGTATTTGATTTCTTCATCTTGACTCATTGGTACTTCTCGTTCAGCAAAGTCTATACTAAATTGATCCCCTAATTGAATCCCACCTGATACTTCACAGATGCGTTGTGCTATTCTAAATTGTTCTTTCTCAAAGGGTCTATAGATTTGTTCTATATCACTACGAAGTGAATCCATTAAATCTAATTGACTCATCTTTTTAGATAGTCCACTTTCTGCTTGGTTATTTGTCCAATTAATCTTGACATTGTTTGATTGTGCAATACTATCTACCATATATTTGGTAGAGTCTATCATCGCTTGGACATTCGCATTCGGTGTTGCATAATTAAAGTTTGCCCCTTCTGGTAAGACAAGTGCTTTATCTTGTCCCATTGTGATTCGTTGGTCAGAATCAAGTCCTGTAAAGACTGGTTGTCCTAATTGGAATCTACCATGTAAGGCAAGTTCGGTAAGCATAATGTTTATAGATCGCATACCATCTACTAAGTCTGATGCCCCTTCTCTAAAGAAATCTCTTGTATATGGGTGTCTATGTGCTATGTTGAATGGAAGTATATCACCATAAGGGTTTTTATCGCCCTCTATCATCGAAGTAATCTTACCTCGTGAGGATATACAGAAGTATTTTCCTTCCATTTCATCGGTGTCTTTACTCCAGAACATATATTGAGCATCTTCTGTTCGTGCTTGAAGTTGGCTTTCTGCTTGATATACAATCGCAAAAGGTTCATCTTCACCTGGTCTAAAGAATGGTGTAAAGAAATGAATAGGTCTATATTGTAGTTGATTCTTTTCTTCGTTCCAATGTGTATAGAGTGCTTCAGTACCCAATAAGTAGGTAAGTTGTTCAAATTGTTTCATGAACGAGTCAAGATCACCAATGACTTCGTTATACTTATCATTGTATCGTACTGGTGCTTCTTGATATACTAATGCTCTACGACTTATGATGTTTCGTACTAAGTTAATATACATTGGTGGTATTTGAGATAAGGAATCACTATCAAAGTATTTCTTGATGTCATGTTCTAAGTTGACTCCTTCATAGTAATCTAAGAGTCGTTCTCGTTCTTCGTGTTCTTGATTTAGACCTTCTTGTATGGTGTCCATAAGTAGATCGTGTAACATTTTTTCTGTTAAATTGTAAATAATCATGATTCGTACCTTTTATAAAATCTTTTATCGTGGGTTTCTATGGCTTTATCTTGAAACTCTTTGATTAGTTGTTTGTTTAATTCGTCTTCCTTTTTACCTAACTGATACCCCCATATCATCGCACCAAACAATGACAATATAATCCCTAAAAATAATCCTAAAAAAAACTCTACCATTGGATCACACTCGCTTGTCCCTTAAATCCATAACGATATTCCAATGGATACATTAGTCCATCAAGATAGTGAGATAAGGTTTCTGTTTTCATGATGTGTCCATTCTCTAATGTAGTCAATTCTAAATCTCGTATTGTGTTCTTACACTTAGGATTAATAAATAAACGATGCTTTCCATTGGCATCTTCTAACATTCTATTTAAAGAGTTCAAACGATCCTTTTGAGTAGGGTTTGATTTTTTACTAATAACAGTAAACCCTGCTTCTTGTAGGATTCGATGGTCTGATTTCGTAGAAGAACTATGTCTTGCTTTCCCTGCTGGGTCAGGATAGACTGGTAATCCTCTCCCTTTAGTGTGCATTAACTTAGCCAATTCAAAAGTATTAGAGTTCTGTAATCCTATTTCATCAAACACATATACCTCACCTCGAGTGTTCTCACACATTAGGATAGCAGTCATATAACTTGCTACCCCAAAGTCTACTCCCCAAAACATTCGTGGAGATTTATCTATCACCTTACAATGAATATCTCTATTAAAGTTATAAGCACATTTGTTTGCAGCAGATTCAAACGATGCTTGATACTCCTGTCTAAATGTTCGCTTATCTAAATTCTTTTTGGCACTTTCTATTTCTTCTTTTGAAATAAAGCCACCATCTAATGTGGTGAATTGCCAAGACTTATAATCCCCTTCGGCTTGTCCTTTGACATATAGATCATAAAAATGATTCTGAATGCCAGTTGGAGTACCAATAAATAATGCTTCTCCACTTGTTTCTGCTAACATGGGTTGAACAATCTCGCCCCATACATTCGGTTTCATATAAGCATATTCGTCTAAGACCACCTTACTTACCGATACGCCTCGAATAGAATCTTCTTTGTCTGCCCCTTTGAGTTCAATTCTGGCATTATTAGGCAAAGTAATTGATAGTTCAGTTTCGTTAATGCGAACCTGCTTTCCTGCAAAAGTGTTCTTGAGAAGACTCCAAGCGACCATCTTTGCTTGGCGATAGGTAGGAAATATGATCCATCTTCGTTCATTGGATTGCAATTCTTTAGACAATAACCATAGGATTGCCATATATGTTTTACCAAATCTTCGTCCAGCAACAACCACTTTGTATCTTGAGGGGTGTGATAGAACTTCTCTACGAACGCCATCAATCTTCCATTCCATCAATATCAAATACCTTTATAGGTTCATCACTAATATCTTTTACTCCTAATGTCTGTGCTGGTTTGCCTAAGATCCGATCTGCTAAGAAATTTACAGCAGTCATATTACCATTTAATGCTTCTTGATATACCTTATGGACTACTGCTTGTAACATGTTTTTCTTCCCTTTAGCTTTAGATCCTTCTTCTCTTATGTACTCAACAAGAGCAAAATCTTTTGTAGGTCGCCCTTTAGGATTGCCAGAAGCACCCTTTTTGAATGTTCCTTTTTTTGTCCTGTTATCTACCTGTTTTACAGGTCTGTTGTTTGTTTTGACTGCAGCCAAACTAATCACCCCACTTTGAAGGTTATATTTCGTAAAAACGAAAGGGAAGGTTGCCCTTCTATATATAGATACAAAAAGTTTACAAAAACTGCTTCTTTTTGGCTCAGATTAGAGCTTTTTTGTTTATAAAAAAAAATAGTTCCCAAAGAAACTAAATTTATATTCTTATTTAAAAATTTATTATGGAGATTATTGTTGTAATGTTCTTACCTATTTGCCTATTGTTTAATCGTTCAATAACTTCACATTGTTAATCCATCTCAATCATAAGATTTATAGTGTAGCTTTTGTAGCCGATGGAATCACCTACTCCAATTCTAATTATAATTCCTTTGGTTTCGCTCCTAAGCTAATCATAACTATCCTTGTTTCAGCCAAAATTCTCCGAGTCCTTCGTTATATCACCTAACCGAATTTCAAAGATTCGTAAAACTCCAGTACAGGTCGTTAATGTAAGTTTATTGGGAATCCCTAACATCTATAGAAGTCTTGTCCCTTCAATATACTTACAACTCAAACTATCTTTGAATAGTTTTTTATAATCTCCAATTTTTAAATAACTTAACTTATACTATAATATATACACTTCTGACGAGAAAGTACATATTTTTTTTAAAATTATTCTCTGTGGATTTTTAGGTCTATATCCATTGCAACATTTTTTAGCTTTTTTAGTGCTCTATTATAATAAGTTTTTACAGATGATTGATGTAATGCCATTTCACATGCAATATCTTCAAATTTATTTTTATATAAAACGCGTTCAATAAATACTTTATACTCTTGTTTAGATAGTTTATTACCACCAATCATTCCAGTTAAAATATACTGAACTTCTTTATTGATCTTTTGCTGCACATCATAAACCTCTTCTAATAATGATATATAACTATCATCGGTATTATCTATATCTTTATATTTCATATTTTTATAATAAATTGTTAAAGCTTTGATACCCAACTATATATGGGTGGGATTTCAATAATTTATCAATTTTATTTTGTGATCTTGTTTTATATTGTTCTTTATAATAAATATTTTTAATATTCAAATTTAATAATATTTTTAAACATTCGTAGCAAGGACTTGTTGTTGTATATACAGTACAACCTTCAATATTAGTCCCTCTACTTGCTGCACTAATAACTGCATTTACTTCAGCATGGATTGTTGCCTTACAACCTATTTCGCATGTTAGCTTATTACAGTGTTCATGCCCTCTAATAGAACCATTATATCCTGTTGCTAATATTTGATTATCTTTTACTAAAACACAACCTACAGATCGGCTAAGACATGTGCTGCGTAATTTAACCACATCAGCAATTTTCATAAAATAATGATTAATACTTAGTCGCAACTTTTTCTATCATTTTAAAATGCCGTTTATATACGTGCATACTTGTTGCAAAATGTCTATAACTTCCTAATGGCAAATTTGTATGTTTTGCTAATTTTTTATGTAAATAATTAAACCAAGGAACATCATAACTAAATCCATAAATTAAATCATTACTACGCATAAAAACAATAGTATCTAATTTACCTTCATTTACAATAAATTGTTGAGCAATAGTACATACAAAATCTTTATTTGTTGGATACTTATGTTGTGGTTGATTATAATTAATTATAGCTTGTCTTGTATTGGGATCTTTTAATAACTGCTGCATACACCATTCATATTGATTTGATCCATTATATTTATCAACTAATGCAAGTTTTCCATAATTACTGTTTACTGTATTATTATTATCAGTCAATTTCTCCCAGAAAGTAGAATATTTACTAATAAATGATATTGATGGATCACCGCTTTTATACCAACTTAATTCAGCTGATAGATATTTTATATTTAATTTTCTTTCTGGAATAGTAATTGTTGGATCTGCATTAGCGTCAAATTCAACTAAATAATTTTGCAATTCTAATGTTTCCATTCCCCTGGGTGATACTTTTTTACCATGATAGTATAAAGCTTTACAAATATCAATAAATGCGTCATTAATATTATTTGCAAGAGTTGTATTAATCATTTTTATCTTTATATTTTTGTAATCCACCCAAATAAGCAATTGCATCTAATAAATTATCTCGTTTATGGGCAAATCCTTCTCTTGCAAATTTTAATGCTGCTAATATTTTATAAACATCTTCAGCGGTTATTTCTTTATTGCATACTATAGAAGCAACAATAGCTGTACGTTCCATTGATTCCCCAAAAGGACCATATTGACGTTCTCCTTCTTGCCTTCTTTCATAAACAATTTCTTGTGCTTCTTGCAATACAGTTTTAGGGGTCTGTGCTGCCGAATCCTTTTTCTCCGCGTTCTTTGAAGTCGGATTCATCAAAAATTTCGGTTTCATTTTTAACCTCCTCTAAAGTTAAATAATTTTGTTTAATTAATATTAATTGTATTATTTTTTGTTCTGAATAAATATAAACATCTTTTAGACCAGTATTAATTAAATTAATATGAACTTCTCCTGTATAGTTTTCATCAATTACACAAGCTCCCATTAATAAACTGTATTTAGAAGCAATTCCACTTTTATTAAAAGCTATCATACAATGATCTTTAGGTATTTTAAATTTAATACCACTTGGTATATTACAAGATTCACTATGTTTTAATCTTATATGCCCTTTAATTGTATCCATACCATCAAATTCAGTTAGATCATTAGGTACGAATAAATCTATCCCTGCATTTCTGCCTTTTCTTTCTGGATTTTTTACATCACGTGTTTTTATATATTG